GATTGTCATGTACGGCTTCGGGGCCTTTACTGCGTTGCGCTATCCGAACGCCATTGCACAAATCAACGGAACGGGTCTTGCCACACCTTCGTTCTAGTTTGATTGATTTCTGACGGGTTCCTTCCAGAGCCCGTCAGAACCTGCAAGATAGCCATGAGGAAAACAAGGAAGGAATCTATGGTGAGGGTCATGGGTTTCTTTCTTGTATCTCCTGACTTGTTTGCCCTTTCAAGTTAGGTTCTGCTCATGGCTATCTCCAATGGTTACGCGACTCTTGCAGAAATAAAGCAGTACCTGAGTATTACCGACAGCACCGACAACGATTTATTAGAACACGCCGTCGAATCTGCCTCGCGTTCCATTGACCGCATTGCTAACCGCAGGTTTTACGCAGACGCATCTGCATCCGCGCGCTCGTATAGAGTCAGTAGTCCTGTGATTCTCTACCTCGACGACATCAGCAGCACGAGTGGTCTGATAGTCAAAACCGATGATGATGGTGATGGAACTTTCGAGACGACACTAACGATTGATACAGACTTCGTCCTTGATCCTCTGACCGCCGCATCCCTCGGGCGACCTTTTACACAGGTCACTGTCGTGTCGACGAGCAAAACGTTCCCGATCTTTCCAGGGCTTCTCCAGAACGGGTTGAGGCCAGGAGTTCAGGTAACAGCGAAATGGGGATGGCCTGAAGTCCCAGATGATATTCGGCAAGCCTGTCTCATCCTTAGTGCTGACCTGTATAAGCGCAAGGATTCCCCAGGTGGCGTGATAGGGCTCGGAGACCTCGGTGCTGTACGTATGAGCCCTCTTGGGCGGGATGTAACGAACATCGTGCGGGCTTACCAAAAGATCGCGCTCGCATGATTCCTTCGACTGTGCGCACAAACCTGAAAACCGCACTCACAAGCATCAGCGGGCTAAGGTGTTATGACATCATCCCTGACTCCATCAACGTGCCAGCCGCCGTCGTTGGACAACTTGATTTCACCTTCGACTACTCTTTGAATCGCGGAACAGACCAGGCAACGTGTGAGGTCATCCTGATCGTTTCGAAGATGGTTGAAAGAATGGGGCAGGCGAAGTTAGATGCCTACCTTGCAGGAAGCGGAGCAGACTCCGTGAAAGCCGCTATCGAAGCAGACACAACTCTTTCAGGCGCAGTGAAGACCTTGCGCGTAACGAGCGCAGCGGCGGGTATAATCTCCTCGAACGGAACCGATTTCCTGTCCTATCGGTATGCCGTAGAGTTGATAGGATAGAAAAGGAGTAACACATGGCACTATTTATGGGCAACAAAGTCACAGTCATCCTTGGTTCCACGACAGTCTCGACGAACGTCAGCACAGTAAATCTCCAGCGTGAAGTCGATGCCGTTGAGGTGACAGCGATGAATGACACGCTGGCTAACGTTGTGGCTGGAATCGAGCGAAGCAACCTCACCATTGACTTTTACCAAGACTTCGCCTCGGGAAATGTAAATGCGCTGATCGAAGCGGCATTTGGAAGCAAACTTAACGTGAAACTTGTGCCCGTCACAGGAACAGTCTCAACGTCGAATCCAAGTTACAGCATGTCCTGCCTCGTCTCGCAGTATCAGCCAATCAACGGCTCGACAGATGGCGTTATGACACAAAGCGTGACCTGGCCTGTAACCGCAATGACTATTGCGACCTCCTAATGTGGCAGATTGCGGTCATCAAGAAGGACGGCAAGAAGATTGCGTATGACCTGACTCCGAGCGCTAAATGCGCGTTCGAAGATGAGTTCCGCACAGGTTTCCTCAAACGGCTTCGAGATGAGCAGAGGGAATCCGATCTCTGGTGGCTCGCCTTTTATCTAGCCAAGAAGAAAGGCGATGCAACGGGAGAGTTAGCAGAGTGGATTGACCAATTCGATGACGTTGATTTGGTCGTCGATGCCCCAAATGGATAGAGCGCGGGTCAGAACTTTACGAGTTAGCCTGGGTCGCGCTGGAATCTGGAATCGCACCTAATGATTTACTAGATTGTAGCCCTGCCGTCTTCGCAGCCATGAAAGACATCTTGCGGCAGAGATACAATACGCGCAGGACAAGGAGACAATGATGGCACGAGTTTTCGAAGGTGGCATTCGTGTCGAGAATCTTGACCGCACGATCCAAGACCTCAAAACTCTCTCACCTGAACTTGATAAAGAACTGATGAAGGGGCTGAAGAAGGCGGCACAGCCTATTCGCATACTCGCACAATCGTTCATCCCCGAAGAACAGCCGTTACGGAAGTGGCGCTCAACCTTAGCGACTTACGGCGGTTCCTGGCAGAACGACTTCGAGCATCGTTCGCCTGTTCTTAATAAATGGATGTTTTCGAGTAGTTACGCTAAAGCGGGAATCAAACTCACGACAGCGAAAAAGAAACGCGAAGGGTCTAATCGCGTCAACGTCCTCGGAGTTATTAACAAACACATCGACGGGGCAATCTTCGAACTTGCAGGGTACAAAAAGAACAAAGGTCGCAAAGCCCGAGATATAGCCCGAGGCGGTTCAGATGCCGCACGTGCGAGATTTATCCGTGTCCTAAATCGCAAACGCGAAAATCCAGCGCGCGTTGTCTACAAGGCAGGAAGACTTGCCGGAGATGAAACTCTTAAAAGTTTAGAGAAGATAATTGACGGCATAGCCAAGAAGGTTTCACATGGCAATAAGTAAAGCGATAATCCTCCAACTTCTCTCGAAGTTCGATCCAAAGGGAGTCGATAAAGCCACGAAGAGCATGGATCGCTTTGATAAGTTCCAAAGCAAGGTCTCTCGACGAGTCAAATTAGGTTTTGCAGCCGCTGGCGTTGCTGCTACTGCTTTCGGTCAGAAAATCACCCGCGTTGCGGTTAAGGCAGCACTCGAAGAAGATCGGCAACTGACCGCCCTAAATAAGACGCTCGAAAACTTAGGCTTTACCGCAGCGACGAAGGAGGTTGCGGCATTTGCAGATGACCTCCAAAGAGCCTCGGGAGTCAGCGACGATCTTTTACGCCCCGCACTACAATCTCTAATCGTCACAACGGGCGATGTTGGTGCGAGTCAGGAACTACTTAAACGAGCATTAGACATCTCTAAAGGCTCGGGCAAGGATTTAGGCTCCGTCGTTGCCGCCTTAAATCGTGCCTTCTCTGGCAACTTGACATCCCTGCGCCGTTTGAACGTTGGCCTCGATGCTAATCTGCTCAAATCTGGAGACTTAACAACTGTCCTCGATATTCTCCAAGATAAGTTTGGCGGTCAGACCGCTGTTGCGGCTGAGAGCCTTGCAGGGAAGGTTGATCGCCTAAAAATCGCGGGTGCGGAGGCAACCGAAGTCTTCGGGCAGAAACTCATCATCGGTCTCGAAAACTTCAGTTCGGATGGAAATAAAGCATTAGATAATCTCGGGACAGGAGTCGAAAGATTCGCGGAGTCTTCAGGGTTCGTGCTTATTGGTTTTCTTGATGTCCTCAAAGACGTGCGAACAGGCTTTGGTTTATTAGACGAGCAAAGCGGTGGATTCTTTAGCAGGATACCAGGATCGTTTATTTTCGATTACCTGAAAAAACGAGGAAAGGAAACAGAAAAAGTCCTCGTACTACAAGAAGAACTGTTAGCAGGACGAGAGGATGCGCGCTCTTTAGCGTTGAATAAGCAAAAGGCACAGAGTGAGGCGAAGTTCGGTAAAGCACTAAAGGCAAATGATCCACTGCAAAAAGCGGCACTAGAGGCTGAGAAGAAGATAAAAGAGGCAAAAGAAAAGGCGGCGAAAAAAGCAGCAGCGGAGGCGGCGAAAAAGAAACAGCAAGAGGCAGAGGAGAAAACGAAGAAAGCCCTCGCTGATAAGTTAGATTTGGATAAAATCAACCTACAAGCGGCGCTGAAACGCAATCTCTCCGAAGAAGATAAAGCAAGGGTGAAGGCGCTTCAGGCCATTGAGACCGAATCGGCTAAAGATGACGAGACCGCTCTTAATAAGTTGATAACGCTAGAAAAGTTGCGCGCAGCCGATCAGATTGCCAACGCGGAAGCGGCGAAAGCGGCACAGAAGTCGGCAGCGGATGACGCTATCACTAACGCTCAACGAGTCTTTCTTGCCATCGGCGGCCAGATAATCGAGATTCCTGTCCGTCTCAATATCATCCCACCCTCGGGGATTCCCGAAGGATTGCCACAGATAAGAACGGGTCTAGATACAATCGAACCTCGCGGTGCGTCAGGTATGACATT